TAGTAGTTGGCGATTTTATACAATGGAAAAAAGAGAATATAGCCTCTGATTATCCCCCTGCTACACATTCTGCTGAATATGTCGCACGAATAACTGGCGGCGGCTCAAATGAGATAAAGCTACCCGCGACAGAGGTGAGCGGATATTATCTTTTTACAGTAGATAGCACAACTTCAGCCGATTTTTCTGCTGGCAGGTATCACTGGCAACTGGAAATTACTGAAACATCATCTGGCAATAGGCTTGTTATTGAGCGTGGCGAATTTACAGCAATTGTTGATTTAGACGTAAATCAGTCTGATCCGCGCATTCATGCGGAAAAGATGGTGCCACTGCTTGAGACAATACTAGAAGCCAAGGCTGCTGGTGGTGATGTGTCGTCTTATAGTATCGGCGGCAGATCAGCCAGCAAAATGACATTTGAGGAATTGTTTGAGATAAGAGATAGGTACAAGGCTGAATTGCACCAGCATCGCCAAAATGAGCTTATTAAGCGTGGCAAGGCAACGTCAAACACAGTTAAGGTGAGGTTTATTTGATGGGGATTTTAGACATATTCACCCGACAGAAGAAACAACCCCGCCAACGTAATTATGCTGCTGCTGCTAAAGGGCGGCTTTTTGCGGATTTTATAGGATCAAATAGAAGCGCAGACAGTGAAATACGCTGGGCGCTACGTGATATTCGCAATCGCAGCAGAGATTTAGAGCGCAATAACGAGTATTTTCGGCGTTATTTGCAGCTTTTACGTACAAATGTAGTGGGCGAAGGTGGGTATAACCTGCAAGTCAAGGCGCGTAATCCTGATAATAGCATGGATCGCGGCGGCGCAAATATCGTTGAGGGCGCTTGGAAGGAGTTCTCGCGCATTGGTGGGCCTACGGTAGATGGTCGCATGTCAATGATTGATTTGTGCAATCATATCATTACTGGCATGGCGCGTGATGGCGAAGTATTTTTGCAGGTCGTAAAAGGATCGTATCTGCGTCACGGTATAGCTTTGCAGATTATAGAGCCAGATCGGGTTGATGAAGAAAAGAATGAACTTGCGGCAAATGGCAACCAAATCCGCATGGGTGTTGAGTTAGACAAGAGGACAAAGCGTCCCGTGGCGTACCATGTGTTGACGTATCACAAAGGTGATTACGACTATATGTTGCCAGCGAATGAGCGAAAATATGAGATTATCCCTGCTGATGAGATGATGCACATATATCGCGTGGAAAGGGCGGGTCAAACCCGTGGTGTTCCTTGGTCTGCTGCTGCTATATCGTCATTAAAGATGCTTCATGGTTATCGTGAGGCAGAACTTGTAGCTGCTAGAACGGCTGCTGCAAAAATGGGTTTCTTCACTTCGCCAGCAGGGGATGGCTTTACGGCTGATGGCTTTGACGATCCAGATAATACCGTGCCAATCTTTGATGCAGAGGCTGGTTCATTCCATCAATTGCCAGCGGGAGTAACCTTTCAAGCCTTTGATCCTACCCACCCAACATCTGCGTTTGCTGACTTTGAGAAGGCAATATTGCGAGGTATCGCTGGTGGTTTGGGTGTTAGTTACACCTCTTTGGCAAACGATCTTGAGGGTACGAGCTATTCATCAATTCGCCAAGGCGCACTGGAAGAGCGTGATTTTTATAAGACTTTACATAGATTTATGATAGATCACTTCCTTGATCCTCTTTACCGCATGTGGCTTGAGCATGTTATAAACTTTAACTTTATCCCGATTTCTGGGCCACAGAAATTTGCTAAGTTCAGCATGGACGTTTCTTGGCGTGGACGCGGCTTCCAGTGGGTTGATCCTCTCAAGGAGATTAACGCGGCTGTTGTTGGCTTGCAGAATGGCATTCTTAGCCATACCGATATTGCAGCGAATTATGGGCGTGATGCAGAAGAAACCTTTGCTCAGATTGAAAGAGATGGCGAAACAGCGGCGCAATTTGGTCTAACTATGGCTTATCAGCCATTTGGCGATAAACTACCTGTTCCAGCGGAGGGTCAAGATGCCTTACAAACCGACTGATGGGATGGTCACAGCCGCTGAGCGTGCGCTAGAATGGCGTAAGGAATATGGTCGTGGCGGCACTGCTGTTGGCGTTGCGCGTGCGCGTGATATAGTTAATCGCGCTAGTTTGTCGGAAGATACAGTGAAGCGTATGTACTCATTTTTCAGCCGACACGAGAATAATAAAGCCAAGCACTATTCTGCAAAAGAAGCAGATGGTGGCCCTACAGCTTGGCGTATCGCATGGGATTTGTGGGGCGGTAACGCCGGTTACTCATTTAGTAAAAGGATTGCAGAACGCTTGGAAAAGGAACGCTCTATGCAAGATGTAGATAAATCTGATACACTCTCCCCAGATATTGAGGATGAAACTATGACTGAAGAAGTTCGCGCCGCGCCAGATGAGTTAAGCGTAGGCGATTTTGTTAGCTGGGATAGCTCTGGTGGCGAAGCCTATGGCAAGATCGAACGCATTGAGCGTGACGGTTCTATTGATGTTCCTGACAGTGATTTTACAATCAACGGCGATGCAGACGACCCTGCTGCTTTGATTGAGGTCTACCGTGAGGGCGAGGATGGTTATGAGGCTTCAGGCCAAATGGTCGGTCATCGCTTTTCTACTCTGACGAAAACAGCAGAGCGCGGATACAAGGATAAAGAGCGTTTTAGCCGTGAGAAGATGAAAACACGCGGCATGATGTTCGACAATAAGATCGTTGACGAAGAAAAGCGCACAGTGAGAATTGCTGTTTCAAGCGAGGAACCTGTTGAGCGCAGCTTTGGAAATGAAATATTAGATCACAATGAGCGCAGCATTGATCTTAGCTTTGCGCGTTCTGGCACTATGCCTTTGCTCTTGGATCATGATCCACGCCAGCAAATTGGTGTAGTAGAGGATGTTAATCTTGATGGCTCGGCGCGGAGATTACGTGCGACAGTGCGTTTCGGAAGAAATGGACTTGCCAAAGAGGTTTTCGATGATGTTGTGGACGGTATCAGAAGCAACATTTCTGTTGGCTATCATGTCAACTCTATGGTCGAGGAAGGCGCGAATAGCTACCGCGTTGATAATTGGCTACCAATGGAAGTTTCCGTTGTAAGCATACCCGCAGACAGGACAGTCGGGGTAGGCCGTGCAGCAGAGCAACCACCCGCCCAACCTATTGTTCAATCAAAAACTATGGAGACTACGATGACTGATGAAGTTAAAGTAGACGTGGAAGCGGTACGCGCTGATGCAGCACGAGCCGCAGCCAAAGACACTGCCGAAATGTATCGCTTGGCAGCAAAGCACAACAAGCGTGAAATGGCAGACAAGGCAGTTGCAGACGGACGTTCACTCGCAGAGTTTCGCGGTGAATTGCTTGAAGCAATTGGAAACCAGCCACTTGATACGCAAGAAATCGGCTTGACTAAGAAAGAAGTTCGTAACTTCTCTCTTATGAAGGCAATTCGTGCGATGGCAAACCCAACGGACCGCAATGCACAAGCAGAAGCAGCATTCGAGTTTGAAGCATCACAAGAAGCGGCAAAACGTGCTGGCGTTGACCCACAAGGTCTTTACATGCCAATGGACGTTATGCGTTCATGGAACCAGCGTGATCTGAATACATCAGATGATAGCGCAATGGTTGCAGAAGCGTATCGCGGCGGTGACTTCATCGACGTTCTGCGTAACGCATCATCCGTTATGCAAGCTGGTGCGACGATGTTGACAGGTCTGCAAGGTGACGTAAAAATCCCTAAAAAGACTGCTGCTTCATCTGCTGGCTGGATTGCAACTGAAGGTGGCGCATCTTCTGAAAGCGAGCCAACATTTGGTCAAGTCACAATGTCACCGAAAACAATCGGTGCATTCACTGACATCACTCGTTTGATGATGATGCAATCTTCACTGGACATCGAGAACCTTGTTCGCAATGACCTGTCAACAGGTATTGCCTTGGCAATTGATGACGGTGCGCTGGAAGGCTCTGGTTCTTCAGGTCAGCCAACTGGTATCAAGAATACATCTGGTATCAACGCTCCAACTTCATTTGCAGGAGTTAATCCAACATTTGCAGAAGTTGTTGCAATGGAAACAGCAGTTGCGGAAGATAACGCGCTTCTGGGCAACCTTGCATACATCTTGAATGCTTCAATGGCTGGTGCGCTCAAAACAACTGTAAAAGACGCTGGTTCAGGCCAGTTCGTATTGCAGGGTGGCGAGATGAACGGATACCGCGCAATCGTATCTAATCAAGTAACAGCGGGTGACTTGTACTTCGGTAACTTCGCAGACTGCTTGATCGGTATGTACGGTGGCTTGGACATCACAGTTGATCCTTACACTGCATCAACATCTGGTACAGTTCGCATCGTTGCGCTACAAACTGTTGACGTGGCAGTTCGCCACGCAGTCAGCTTTGCAGTCAACAATGACGGTGCATAATGCTAACTTGGGGCGGCTTAAAAGCCGCCCCCTCTAACGAGGGACGGACAATGAAATATGTAATTCTTAAATCTTGTGTCGCATCAGGGGCGTCACGCAAGGTGGGCGATATAATTGATCTTGCGCCAGATGAAGCATCTTCATTGTTATCTTATGGGCGGGTTGCAGTGGCACCAGAGCCAAAGCCAACTGCTGCTTCTACAAATCGCGCTGCAAAGCCTAAAACAACACGGGCTAAAAAATGAAGATTACATTGCTAAAACTTACCCGCTGGGGAAATATAACTGCCGAGCAAGGCACTACGCATGAAGTTGAAGATCGTATTGCTGCTAAGTTGATTGCTCGCGGTTATGCAGAAGAATATGATGAAAATGCTGAAGTTCTCGAAGAAGAGGAAGAAAGCGAATAAATGGCTATCCCGTTTCAAGATGACTTAACACAAATGCTGAGTGTGGATGAATTTGCCACGGCTGTGACTTATCAGCGTGTCTCAGGTTTGGGTGATAGTTCTTTTAACGGTATTTTTGACAATGAGACTGTTCCTGTTGATGCTGGCGGCAGAACAACCGTCCATGAGGAGCAACCAAGATTAACGTGCAAAACCTCAGATGTTCCGTATATTGCATATGGTGACGTAATGAAAATATCCTCTGTGACATACAATGTTAGAGCTTGGATACACGATGGAACGGGTGTAACTGTTGTGCAGTTGGAAAAAGATTGATGGCGCACGTTAGAAAATCTATAAGAGACAGGTTCATTTCTACGCTCACAAGTGATGTAACGCTTGTAAGAACGCGGGTTTATGGTTCGCGGGTTTATCCCATTACAGAGGACAATCTACCAGCCATTACGGTTTATACTGGGTCTGAGGCGTCTAGCCGTTACAATATGGGCGTTACCGATCTTACTAGAGAATTAAGTGTTGAGGTTGACTGCTACATCAGGGCAACTGACACTTTTGATGATGATGTGGATGCTATATGCGTTCAAGTCGAAGAGGCAATTGCTGGAGATTTCACTGTCAACAGTCTTGCAAAAGGAGCAACATTGATAAGCACAGAAATTAACTTTTCTGGTGACGCGGAGCAACCTGTAGGGATCGCAAAGCTGACATTCAATGTTAGATATGTTACATCTATGGCAGATGTAGAAACAGCCAAGTAAAGGAGTTTTTCATGGCTACTTATTTCGGATCAGACGGAAGCGTGAAGCTGGTGACTACTGGCGGCTCCGTTGCACAGATTGGCGAATTGTTGAATTGGACAATCACAAATACTGCTGACGCAGTAGAAACAACAACAATGGGTGATACATCTCGCACCTTCACAAAGGGACTGATGACGGGAACAGGAAGCATGAGCTTGTATCTTGATCCTGATGACGCAGTGCAGCAAGACCTTGTGCAAGGTGACAAGGTTGACTGTGAGTTTTATGCTGAAGGTAGTGCTTCTGGGGATACTAAGTATTCTGGGACTTATCTGGTGACTTCTGTTGAGCGCGGTGCAACTATGGACGGTATAGCTACATTGAGTGCAGAATTGCAGCTTGATGGGGACTTGACGATTGGAACAGTTTAACAATGTCACTAGCAAAGCAAATCGCGGCTAAGAGGGCTGAGAAGGAACTAAGTTCTTTTGATGTTGAGGAATGGGGTGAGAAAGATAAACCTCTTACCCTATTCTTTTCAGATGTAGCCGCAAGAGATATTTCCAAGATACAGAAGAAACATCCTGATTTTATTGCAAGCCCAACTATGGATGCGATGGTTGATCTAATCATTCTCAAGTGCCTTGATGAGAACGGTGATAAAGTTTTTGAGGTTGGGGATAAATTCATCTTAATGGGTGAGCCTCTTGGCGTTATTGCAAAGATTTTCGGTGCAATTTTTGAAACTGTATCTGTAGAGGAACAAGAAAAAAACTAAGGAGCGATCCATTTCGGTATAATCTGATTTCTCTAGCAGAGCATTTAGGGAAAACCATAGGCGAAATTGATGAGATTAGCCTATCAGAATATAATGAATGGGTCGCTTATTTTAGAATAAAACAGGAGCGCGAAAAAGATGGCGGCAATTGATAAGTTTATTTTTGAAATGAACGCTGTCGGGAACGCTGTTCCTGAGATGAAAAAGGTGGAGCAGCAGCTTAGTAAAGTTAATAATCAGGTTTCAAAGTCAAGCGTTGCGCTCAGGCAATATGCAAATACCAATAGAGCGGTAACAAAAACAACTGGTAATTTTACTCGAAATTTGGGCATGGCTTCATTGCAGTTTCAGGATATTGCAGTGCAAGCCTCTATGGGGACTAATGCCCTTCGAATTATGACGATGCAAGGTCCACAATTGGCATCTGTATTCGGTCCCAAAGGAATGATTATTGGTGCGCTTGTTGCTACAGGGGGCGCTATTCTTGGCGTTTCAATGAGTGGGAAAAAGCTAACCGCAGACTTTAAGAAAATAGCTTCAGATTTTCCAGTTTTAACAAATGCGTTTAAAGTAGCGTTTGACGGTATTAAGAGATTTGCTAGTGCGGCATTTGATTTTATGATTGATCTTGTTAATGGGGCTATAAACGGGATTAGAAAATTAGTAGCGGGATTAGCGGCTATCCCCGATGTAGTCGCGGCGATGCGGCGTACTGCATCTCTACAGTTTGATAATTTCCGAAAAGCAATTGATATAATGATTAATGGCTTGAAAATTGGATTTAATCAAGCGGTAGCATTTGTTCAGCAAATATTTATGGATGCCTTAAATATAATAAATGGAAAAATTAATAGTGTTTTTGATGGCCTTGAGGGTCTTTATAATAAAGTAGCAAATTTAATTGGTGCATCGCCAATTACGATACCGATTGAATTACCCACTGACTTATCTGCTGACACATCTGAAGCATCCAAGAGAATTGCAGACTTAACGGCAAATAGCAGGGCATTAGCTGATGCTATGTCGGCTAATAATGCGGCAATACAAGCAAGCTCAACTGGTTATGACGTTCTTAAAGGGGCTATGCAGGGCGTAAAAGATGTTGATATAAGAGAATATTTCAAGCTGACGGGTAAAGCTGGTGAAGATGCTGCTGCGGGGGTTAAGAAGCTCACAGATGCACAGAAAAGAGTTCAAGATATTGCAACCACAATGAAGAGTAGTATGACAGATGCCTTTATGAGTATTGCTGATCGTACTAAAACGGTAGAAGATGCTTTCCGCGCAATGGCAAGAGATATTATAGCCCAATTGTTTAGAGTGCTTGTTGTTCAAAGAATGGTCAATGCAGCTATGGGCTTTTTGGGCTTTAGCAAAGGCCCAACTGGTGAATTTACTGAGTTCGCAAATCCATTCAAGCGCCAATACGGTGGTAATGTTTATGCAAATAAACCCTATCTTGTGGGGGAGGCCGGTCCAGAGCTTATGATACCACGTTCATCAGGATCAATTATCCCCAACAATAAGTTAGGCGGTGGCGGTGTTGTGGTTAATCAGGTTATTAACATTTCTACAGGCGTACAGCAAACCGTAAGGGCCGAAATAAGGCAGCTTATGCCTCAGATAGCAGATAGCGCAAAAGCTGCTGTATCGGACGCCAAGAGGCGCGGTGGATCATATGGAAGGGCGTTTGCATAATGGCCATTACTTATCCTTTAACGCTTCCAACACATACGGGCATAGCCTCTATAGAATTACGCGCAATGAATGCGGTGGCATATAGCCGATCTCCATTTACCTTTGCGGGGCAAGTTCATGCTTACACTGGCAAGGCTTGGCAAGCTGATATTTCCTTACCAGCAATGAAGAGATCAGACGCGGAGCAATGGGTTGCATGGCTGATTTCGTTAAAGGGTCAGCTTGGCACGTTTTATCTTGGCGATCCTTTAGCTACTACGCCACTAGGCTCTGCAAGAAATTCAGACGGGATATTAGTTGATGGCGCGGTTTCGTCTGGTGATACGATAGATATAGATGGCGCACCCACAAGCCA